GTATGTTTGGGTATAAAGCACTTTTCACCATTCCACACATAATTTAATTTTTGTTGCAGATAGTTTTTACTGCGTGCAAGGGTTTTATAACTTTCCCACAATTCGGGGTTATCATATTTGAGTTTTTGGAAAGCCTCAAAGGTGGCGGGGAAATCGTCATCCATAAGAGCCTTGTACCGTTCAAACTGCTGTTTGTCGCTACTTTCATTATACCCTATTTTTCGCAATTTGTCAACGGTACCGGAGCCATAAGCGGCATCCTGCATAGCTTTCCACTCATTGTATGTGGTATCTTTCGGCAGCTTGTAACGCTCACCGGTTTTGGCATCCCGTGCGTATCGTTCGCCCACGCCGTCCATATCGTCAAAATAGGGGGCGGTGCAGCAGCGGCACCAAGGGTGGAATGGCGGGGCGGTGGAGCCTGGGCGGTAATCGCTCATTTTGAACACCTTACCATCCATATCGCCGCAGATATTGCAGGTCTTTGTGTCAAGCGTGCCGATAATGCGGTATTTTTCAACACCCAGCTCGTTAAAGCAATCTTTTTGGGCTGCGCTTGAAAAATAGGCGCTTTCGGTCATTACCACACGGCCAGCGTTTTGCTTTGAAACATTAAACCGTTTGGATATTGCCGCAATAGCCTTGTCGGGTGCCTCACCTGTGGCAAGCATACGGGTAAGCTCCTGGTTTACGGTTTCAACCAATTTGGTTTTATCCGTCCAGCAGCGTGCCGTAAAGGTTCGGTTGTCAACGGTCCAGGGGCGGGAAAGCACCTTTTGCACCGTACCGGAGTTAAGGGCTTGCAAAGGCCAACCCACGCCCAAACCACGCTGCACCTCAAAAGCGGTGTGGTAATAGCTTTGTGTATATGACAGCTCCGAGGCATCGGTTGTGGCTTTTACTCTTGCCTGTGTCAATGCCTCGGCCTGCTGTCTTAACTGTATTTTAAGGCTTTCAAGGCGGGATATATGTACCCGTGCGGAGGCGTTTTCAAGTTCTTTTGCCCACGCACCGCTTATGGCGTGCTCCTTGCCGGCCTTAATGTACTGCTGTACCGTCCACTTAAACTCTTTAAGCTCACCGGCGGTAAGCAGTTTTTGTGCCTCGGCATAAGATATGCCGCCGTTGTTGTCGGCAAACCTTTGATACCAGGCACGCATTTGTGTATCAATCTGGGCTATGGCGGCATCAAACTGCTGCTCCAGATTTTTTACATATTCGTATGATTGATCTTTTAGGGCATCCTCCATAATTTTAAGGCGGCGTGCCCAATAATCGGCGTTATTCATTCAAAGCACCGTCCTCCGGACCGTTGCCCGGTGGTGTGTTCTGCCCGTTGCCGCCTGCCGAATTTTCAAAAGCGGCACGGTAGGCATCTGCCTCCGCAACTGCCGCCTCTTTTTCGGCTTTAAGGCGTGCAAGCTCCTCCTCCGGATCGTCCACCCACGGATGCTGCTTAACAATTGTTTCATCGCTGATAATGCCCTTTGACTTTCCGCAGTTGTCGATGGCCTCCGTTTCGTTAATGAGTATATCACGGTTAAAAATAACCGTTACATCCTCACCGTCAAAGTTGCCCACGCCGGTATTGGCAAGGTGGGCATTGACGAAAAAGAGTAGATCCTCAAAAGCGGCTTGAAATTCGGTTTCCATACCGTTTGCATCAAGATCAATATCGGAGTACATTGATCTTATGTTCATTTGGTTTGGCGTACCGTTCAGCCGGTCATCCTTGGCATCATAGCCCCCGGCGTTCTCGATTATGGCCTTTTTCAAAAGCTCCATAACAGCCTTGTAATTTTCGGCTTTTACCTCAATTTCCAAGGTGTCAACCGCGCCATCGGAGCCGTCCGTTGTCCGTACCTTAACAGCACCGTATGTGGCAAGGTTGCGCCTAAATTCGCCCAAGTCCTCACCGTCATAGTTGTGTATAACCAGCACGGTGTTGTGCACATCCTCCTCCATAGAGTTTACAAAGTTGGAAAGCATAAGGTTAAGGGCATCCTGCAAGCACCGCACACGGCAGAGGAGGGGGAGCTCCCTGTGGTTAGCCTTAAAGCAAACCAAGGGGATCCTCGCCCAATTCAGCGCACGGGGCTTTTGAATTTTGGGATCAACCACGGTAACATAGGATCCGGAGGCTGCATCGTTGTCAATCTCAAGCGTGCCATCTTTCCAGATAAAACGCTCAACGCCGCCTGCGTGGAAAACCTCCACTTTTTCAACAATGCTCTCGTTGCCTTTTTCGTCATATTCGTAAATGGGGAAAAAGTGCACGGCGCAATCAAGATCGGTGTGTGCAGTATCGCTCCAGAACGGCAGCACCTCGTGCGCCGGGAGCATTGCAAAGGCAAGCGTGCCCTCATCCGTATAGTAAGGGAACATCCACGCCTTGCCGCCTGTTAAAGCCTTTTCGGCCACAATACGCAAAGTGCGCTGTGCCTTATGCCCAAACACCTTTGCAAGCGCCTCACCGTATGCGGCGTTTTTGGTGTCGAAAGTAACGGGCTGGCCGCAAAGGTAATTTGCCTTTTGATCCACCATTTTTGCATATTGGTTATCAATAAGGCGGTTGTTTGGCAAGTTGTCAACCTCTTTAAGCTCGCCGCCCTCGCCAATAACCGTGCGCTTGCGTTTCAAAATCGTTTGCATACCGTCATAGTATGCATCACCTGCTATTTGCCTGTGCCGTTCCTGGGAGGTCAACCACTTTTTGATCTCAAGCTCCAAAAACTGCTTATCTGTAATGCCCGGTACAATGTTTGCAGCCATACGGGCCTGCATTTCGATTGATGGGGAGTAAAAATTTAATGCTTTCATTTGGCTGCACCTCGCATCCGTCTGTTATTTGACTGGGTTTTCATATCAACCCAGCGGCAATTATCGGGGCTGTAATCGCCGTTATTGTCAATGCGATCAATAGTTAAATCGTCACGGTAGCCGTGCGATATTGCCCAGCCGAAAAATGCCTCAAAACTGTTGCACCACTCCTCGCAAACACTAATGCCCCTCGCTCCATAATAAGCAAAATGCGGGTTGTGGGAATTAAAACAACGGTTTTTCATATTTCGCCATATCCTTGACAGCCTGGAGCCGTACAGCCCGTGTGTTGTCATATTAGCGGCAACAACCTCTTTTTGCAGGCAACCGCACGATCTTGTGTGTCCTGTTCTTAAATTCTTACCGCTTACGGTTGTTGTGTTACCGCAAGAGCATTTGCACCTCCACATAGCGTGACCGGAGGCATCTTTGCCGGAACGGCACAAAACTGTTAATTTATCAAATATGCTGCCCGTCAAGTCAACAGTTAAACTCATATTCACAGCCTCCTCACTTGAAAGAATAGTTAGGACCGGTGGAGTATTCCTCCAAAGCGTACCGCATAGCATCCATAAGGTGGTTAAAGTCATCTATGGGGCGGTTTAGCTTTTTACCGGTCTTTGTGTCCGTATCCCAGGTGTAGTTGCCAATCTCGGTAAGGAAATTGGTGCACCGTGGGTGGATAAAGATTTTATAATCTTGTATAAAGTCAATGCCGTTGTTGATACTGTCCTTGCCTTTGCGTGCCCTGCGTATGTGGGCAAGCCCCAAGGCGTAAAGGCGATCAATGCTTTTAGGCTCGGCGCTGTCAGCCCGAATTCGCTCTTTTGAATAGCCGGCCTTTATAACGGCATCGGCTATATCTTCGTTGCTCATTCCACGCTTATATATCTCATCAATCACCCAAAGGGTTTTGCTGCTTGTATCTATCAATCCGCAAAAAAGTGCGGTCGGATCGTTCGCATACCCGAAATCGAGACCGAATGCCGATTTAACACCCGGCATTTTTCGCACCTCGTCAATGCTGAAAAGGCGCTCCTCCCAATTTTCATATACCAAGCCCTCAACGATGCCCCAATCACCGAGGCCGGCAACACGGTAACGGCGGGGGTTGTTTCGTTTCATTGTTTCAAACACTTTTTTATCGGCTGCGTCCAGCCACTCATTGCAGGTGTAGTTGGTTGTCATTGCAAGAATATCCGGATCCGGTGCGGCATCAAAAAAGCGGTGTTTGATCCAGTGGTGCTCATTCCACGGGTTAAAGGTAAGCGTAATTTGTTTGAACAGCCCCGGCGGTACCTCGCCTCGGATGCTTTCGTCCAGGGTGTCAAAATCGGCCTCGGAGCTTATTTCGTATGCCTCCTCGATCCACAGCCAACAAAGCACCCCAACCTCAACGGTAATGGAGGTTACTTTCAGCGGATCATCAAGCCCACGGAAAAGGATCTTTTGCCCGGTAGGTTTGTAGGTCATTTCAAGCGGGCTCTCTTTTGCGTCCCACCATGCGTCGACCCCGAGGCGGTGTATAGCCCATTTGAGCTCCGTAAAGCAGCTGTCTTTTAGTGTGCGGTACGTTTTACGCACGCAAAGCAGGTTGGCTTGTGGGTATTCCATGATCCGCGCGATGCTGTTCAGCGCCGTTGTTTTCGACTTTTTGGACGCGCGGGAGCCCTTGACAACGCGGTATCTTCCCTTGAAGTTCCAAAAGCTGCCGTACCCTTTGCCGACGACCTCGGGAAGGTTTACTTTCTTGGCGGTTTTAATCCTCAAGCCGATCACCGCCGGATATAACAACCGGAACGGCGCCTTCAACCGCAACCTTGTCCGTAAACAGGCCGTAGCGCTTGCCCAAAAGCTCTGCGGCTTTCAGGCGTTCCTTTTCATCCGGTGGCTTTTCAATAATTTTTGCCTCCGAGCATCCGTCACCGTAACCTTCTACAACCACAACGCTCGCCCTGCTTTGCCCTCTTAGTACCGAAGAAAGATATTCCATAACCTCTGCCGCCTCTGCAGTCTTCCTGCTGCTGATTTCGGCCAGCTTTTCCTCGATATACGCTTTAATCTTAGCGTCTTTTAGCAGTCTCGAACCTGATGCTGCCGCTGCTGCGTCCTTCTTTACCATCGGATAAGCCGCTTTATATGCCCTTGTGGCGTTGCAGTCAATGATGTACTCATCCGCAAACTTCTGCTGTCTGTCAGTCACGGTATCACCTTCCTTTCATAGAAATCTTAGAAAAATAGAGAACAACCGACACAGCTTGTCCCCACAAAGCCGTGCCGGTTGTCTCGCCGAGGAGGTATCGGCTCTATTTATCGTTCCCGCAGTTTACATTATACACTCCCACAGCGTAACAAAAGTAACAACTTTAACCGCCGGTCTTTTTAATGTACCTGTAGCAAGTCATTTTAACGCCGGCTTCGGTGTTGCCGCCCCCGACTTGATACGCAATTCTCACCCAAGACAGGCACTCCACAAATCTCAGCTGAAAAATCTGTCGCGTTAAGCTGTCCGGGATCGCGGCTATGTACCGCTCAAGGCGGTTTCTCTCGTGCAGGCACTGTGTAAGTTTTGCTTGAATGATTGCCTCAAGGTCAACGATTTCTGCAATATACCTCTCGAGACGGTTTTCAAAACCCTGAGCTTTGGCACGATCGCAACTCGGCGTTCCCGGTGACGACGCTCTTGCGCGCAGATCCTCCAACCGTTCCTGGTCTCTTTCGATTTCCCGGTTAAGATAGTAAAGCTGTGATAATTCTTTTAGTGTCATATTGCCTTCTCCTTAATTTTTCTGATTCGTACCTTCAGCGCGTTCAGAAGGCTGTCCTGTACGTCGGCTTTCCCGATTAGGGATTTAATCACATCTTCGTCTGTGCCGCCCTGCACAAGCAGATGATGCACGATGACAGGGTGAGGCTGTCCCTGCCGGTGCAGTCGCTTGTTTGTCTGCTGGTACAGCTCCAAACTGTCGTTCAGGCCGAACCAGATGATGTGATGGCCGCCATCTTGCAGGTTGAGGCCATAGCCGCAGGACGCAGGCTGCATAAGCAACAGGTCAATGTTCCCGGCGTTCCAAGCATCTTCCTGTTCCTTGCCCTCATACACCACCACCCGTAGCTGTGAAGCTTTCAGCGCCTTCATCAGCCGGTCACGGTCATGCTTGAAGTTGTAGCATATGATTGCGTGCTGCCCGTTGAGCTGTTCCACAGTCTCAAGCAAGGCTTCAATCTTGCAGTCGTGAACGGTAATGACATTGCCTTCTTCGTCGTAGACAGCGCCGTTGCAGAGCTGTAAGAGCTTGCCGCGCAGAGTAGCAGCAGAGC